CCACGGGCGCGAGAGTATAACCCATGGCACACCGGGCACCCTGGGCATCTTCTTTTTTTTCAATCACTTACTTCAATTCAAACCCAAGGCGACACCCTGGGCATACCTCGGGCATCGCTGTTCTGTGTTGTTCCACGACAAACATTTCGATTTTGGTAGGGAGGGACGATGAATCCGATTCGGTTGGTAGCGAAGTTGACGGCGAGGGGCGTGGCGATCGACGGCGCCGGCGGTGGCGGTGGGCCGGTACTTATCTCGGCGACCGATGTCGGGGCGGCGCTGGGCATGGGTCGATTAAAGCCCGAAGCGATCCTGGTGGGCCGGGCGAAGTTCTGCGACGACAACACCGCCCAGCTGGAGCTGGCAGGCTGGGTGCAGACCGAACTGCACCGGCGCTGCTTGAAAGCGGGCTGGAAAACCGACTACTGCGAAGGGTTAGCGCAGCTCTGTGTGTTCGAGCTGGTGTGGCCCTATCGCTGCACCCATTGCTACGGGCGGGGCAAGGTGTGGATCCAGCAGCCAGAACGTCGGGCCGAGGATCAGGACAGCGCTGCGCCATTGGTGATGGTGGACCGGTGGTTGTCGTGCGGGCGGTGCAAGGGCACCGGGCAGGGCCGCATGTCAGTGCGCGAACGGGCGGCGGTGGCGCAGATCGGCAAAA